CCTTACGGAAGGACTGGCCGAGGCCCTGGATGTCGACGTTGGCACTGGTGAACGCTGTGGCCAGTACGTCAATGGACTTGGGCAGCTGATCCAATGACTGTCCGAAGCCCTTGGTCACATTGGTGACGATGTCCGCGGCGGAACTGAGGTCAAGGCCAGACGCTGCCGCGAGGTTCAGCACCTCGGGGAGGGCTGCCAGGGATTCGGTTGTATTGAGGCCTGTCTTACCCAGGAAGAATAGGGCCTCTGCGGCATCGGTTGCGGTGAATGCCGTGGTGGCTCCCAGCTCCGAGGCCGCGTTCTTGAGCAGGTCGAATTCCTCTGCCGTGGCGTTGGTCACGCCCTGCACGCGATTCAAACTCTGCTCGAAAGATCCAGCTGTGGCAATGATGCCCGCACCCGCAGCCGCGAGGGGAGCCGTCAACCGGGTGGTGAATGTGGCTCCGATCTCACCGATGCGCCGCCCGAAGGCCTCTGCCTTCTTGCCTGCCGCCTGAAGTTGCGTCCCCACCTTCTTCAGGGCTCGGCCGATCTTGTCCAGCTTCGCGGCTGCCTTGGTCACAGACACAGCGATCTTGCCGAAGTTGCCGGAGAGAGCCTTCATCTGCCGCGCCGCTTCGTTCCTGAACCGCAGGACGAATGTGAGGTCCTTCTCGTTCACTGCGCGCACCCCCGCCTAGATGATCTGGGGGGTCATCGTCGCTGCGCTGCGGCCCTCTTGGCCTGTGCGCTTTGCCGCTCTTTCTTCTGGGTCACCATCTCCTCGGCGTCGGTCTGGGCCTTGGAGATCACCTGGAGCAGTGCCAAGAGTCTAGCGGACTGGTCCATCCACGTCCCGGGATCCGGGAAGTGTCCGTCCCGGTAGAACCCGTAGGTCGTGAAGAGCATGTTGTAGCCGTGAGGGTCTTCCAGGTGGGGGCGCAAGGGGCACCTCCAGATCTCCTCCCCGTCCAGATGGATGGGAAGAATGGCGGTCCCCTCGCAGCCCCACTCGATCTGCCTAGTACATCCCGCGCACTTCCTCTCCGGAAGGAGACGATGCGCGATGGTGACTAGGCGGACGTTTTTGCTTCGTCGTCGTCCACGTCGTTGGCGCTGTCCACCACTTCGGACATCTCCCGGACCCATTCGAGGTCCAGGCGGTCCATGGTGTCGGCGTTGGGCGTTTCGAGATCCTTGCCCGCCACGTTGCGCTTCATCGTCTTGAAGGGCACAGCGTTGCCTTCGTCGTCCAGGAGATTCTCCCAGCCGACCAGGGCCACGCGCACTGTCTCCAGGGCGGACTTGTGAGGCAGGAACGAGGCCTTCATCTGGCCGTCGCCTGCTTCGGAGTCGGGCCGGAACTCGGTGGCCTGATCCTTGACGAATGCGAGCAGCCGCGCCGAAAGCGGGCGCAGCTCAAAGATGGTCGCGCCGTCGATGGGCTCACCGGTGTGCTTGCCCTGGGCGTCCTTGTGCTGCTCTTGCTTGAGTGCGTACTTGGTGGTGCGTGTAAGGGAAACGCTCTTGAGTGCCATCGGATTCCTCCTCCATGAGTGGATGACTTCGTGCGGCGGGAGTTATAGCGCGCAAGCGCTTGCGCACGCAAGGCGCGCGGATCGGGCCCCACAAAAGGGAAGGGCCACCGATTTCTCGATGGCCCCTCTCGGCAGCTCGGAATGTCTCACCCCCCAGAAAGAACAGACCGAACAACACTCTGAACTTAGGTCAGGCCCCGCGAGGGGCGCAACCCTCTAGCTGAAGAACAGTCGGAACTCGTCGTTCCCGGCGTCGGAGCCAGCCGCGAGGTTCAGGCTCACGTCGTAGGCCCGGATGTCGTTCCGGTTGCTGTAGGCCAGATCGCTGTACTGGGCGTAGGGAGCGAAGACCGAAACCACGTTCCCGGCCGTCTTGCCAACCCGGAAACCGAAGGCCACTCGCGCGCCGCTGGACAGGTTCGCCCAGAAGGGATGCGTGCCTTCGACTTCAAACTCGGGATTGAACGAGGCGGTCGGCGTCCGTGCCGTGATCACCGTACCCTCCACCGATTCGGCCGCGTTGATGCACTCACGCACCACGAGGTTGTTGCCGATGTCGAGGTTGAACTCCTGGGCGCAGAGATTCGGGCTGGGGCCGTCGATGCCACCCGCCGCGAAGATGTCCGCCAGCTCCACCTGATTCGGGAGCGTGCTCTCGAAAACCGCACCAGCCGGGATGGACTGATCGGTCGGGTCGGCGTAGCTGCCCTGGAACTCAAAGTTGAACGTGGCGAAGTTGCCCGCGCTGCCTTCCATCGTGAACGTGCCTCGGGAGCCGGTCATGATGTGCCGGAGTCCGTCGTAGTACGCATAGAAGGTGGCCGAATCGAAGGCCGAAGAGACGGGCTCGTAGAGGTAGCCCGGAGGCACCACATGGATCACGTAGGTGTCACCCACCGCGAAGTCCGTGGTGATCGTCGGAGTGATCTCCGCGTCACCGGTGACGATGGCGAAGGCCGTGGAGTCCGTCATGACCACGCCGGTCTGACTGTCCGCCGCCTGCCCGCCCACTGCGGGACTGGAGACCGTGAACTCCGCCACACCCGAACCGCCGAGGGTGGTGCATTCGAGAGTGACCACTCGGGGCTTGTCGTCCAGTGCGTAGCCGGTCGTCTTGGTGAAGGTGAAGACGCCAGTGGGCGAGTTGACCGGGATCGGGGTGTCGTCCAGGATCGTGTCCGTGCCGGTTGTGATCTGGGTCTCGCTCATGCCGCAGGCTTGGAGAAGGACACCGACCGCGGGAGCGGTTGCACCCGATCCGGAGCCGCGCACTTCATGCTGGAACGAGAGCGCCGCCACCTTGCGAGCAACCACCACAGCGTCGGGCGAGATGCTCGACTTGAGGTTGGTCCGCTCCAGGACGGTGGGATCGACTGAGTAATCCGGCTCGGTCACCAGCAGCGCGTTGGCTGCGGGCGTCGGAGTCGGGTCCACGTTGAACGTGACTTCCGTCTTTGCCAGCACGAGTCCACGATTGAAAAGAGTCTGGGCCATTGATCCTTACCCCCCGGTAGATCAGTTTGAAATAATGCGGATCAGTCTTCCTCGCGAGGAACCCTGACTCCGTCCTTGATCACGTACCGGCCGCCTACTCCACGGTAGAGGTCAGGCTTGGGGTCGGATTTGCTCTTGTCGGTCGAGACCTTGACGGACTTCCGCTTGCGGACTTCGCGCTCTCGGACTTCGACGTTCGTGATGCTCGGCATGATCGCCATGGCGGACCTCCCCCTACGTGAGTGGAAAGGCTAGCACTCAGGCCGGGATCACGCCCGGGACACGCTCGCGTGGATCGTCTTCTGCGGTCTTGTAGTTGAGTCTCAGGAAGACGGCTCCGTCGATCTTCTTGTCCAGCCAGCTGTCCGGGTCCACGGAATTCCCCAGCATCTCCACGTTGGAGACCAGACCGTTCAGAGTCCGGTCGGAGCGGAGGGTCCTGTGGAGGTCGGTCAGAATCGAATTCCAGGCCGTCATCCCCGCGCTGGCCTGGGTGGCGTCGATCCTGGCGAAGATCTCCAGGGTCACCTGGAGGAGGTTGGTGTCCACCGTCATCTGGTGGGCCAGGGTCAGATCCCCCTCCATGATGCCCACCGCGAAATTCTTCTTGAACTGCGCCTCGGTGAGGGGCCCGAAGACCACATGCTCGATGGGCAGCGTGGTGTTGATCGCGTCGGAGCCAGCGTCGAAGGTGGCGGGGACTGCGCCGTCCACCATGGTGCCGAGGACATCCCGGAGACGCTCAAGGGCTCGCTGTCGGATGCTCGTAGATGCTTGGGCCATGTCAGAATCCTACGCCAGAGTTGATCTTCTTCAGGAGGCGGTCGAAGAGCATGTCCACAAATACGGGAGCCGCCTTGTTCAGCGTCTCCTGCATCCCCAGCCTCTTGGGGATCCGGACTGGGCCCTTGGTCAGAAAGTACATCGGCACGATCCTCCCGGACACCTTGCGCACCAGGAGGAGGTTGCCCTTCTTGCTCTTGATGATGAAGAGGTTGGGCCAGTCTCGGGGCTTGGGCCGAAGTGGCACACCTCTTGCGCTCATGGCCCCCTCCAGGGGGATGGCCAGCATCTTGGCCCGCTTGGGCCGGATGACCGCTCCGAACTCA